ATAAATAGTATAGTTAGTATAGCAGAAGACAGTGTGTTTAATTTTGTTAATTCTATAGATCAAGTAGATAATAATCCTGAAATTATTGGTAACGAAATAGATCAATATATAGAATATTTAGGAAATAATCCAATAGATCAAGTTGGTATTTCAACCGGGTTTCCAATATATGATCAGTCTATAGGTGGAGGATTAAGAAAAAGCACAATCAATGTTATAGCAGCAAGGCCAAAAACAGGCAAAACATTATTGTCGGATAATATGGGTTTTCATATAGCAAATAAGCTTAAAATTCCTGTATTGAATTTAGATACAGAAATGACAAAAGAAGACCATATTCATAGAATATTAGCTATGATGACAGAAGTAGAAATTAATAGTATAGAAACTGGTAAATTTTATCAATCAGAAACTCTTAAAAATAAAGTCACCAAAGCTGCTAAAGATTTACTAGAAACAAAACTTTATTATAAATCTATTGCCGGTAAAAGTTTTGAAGAACAAATAGCAATAATGAGAAGATGGCTGGTTAAAGATGTTGGACTTAATCCAGATGGTACAGCCAAAGATTGTGTGATTTTTTATGATTATTTGAAGCTGATGGATAGTGCCGGAATATCTCAGGATATGAAAGAATATCAGGTATTGGGTTTTATGATGACGTCATTGCATAATTTTGCTACCCAATATAAAATTCCTGTTGTGGCTTTTATACAATTAAATAGAGACGGAATATCAAAAGAAAGTACAGATACAGCAAGTGGTTCAGATAGAATCATTTGGTTGTGTAGTAACTTTACAATCTTTAAAAGAAAAAGTGATGAAGAAATTGCAGAAGATGGACCAACAAACGGTAATCGCAAACTAGTTCCACTCATTAGTAGACACGGCGGCGGATTGGACGACAATGACTATATCAACTGCTACATGAAGGGTTGGTGTGCCAAAATTGTTGAGGGTAAAACAAGATTAGAATTACTTAATGGAACTAATAATACTGATGAAGAATTTGACATTGAGAACGACCACGAAACCCTACCGTTCATATAATCAATTAGAACTAAAAATTATTTGTGATCAATTATGTGATAAGATAGATGATTTATTATCTCATTTTAATATTGATTATAAACACACAAATAGTTCTATGATTTCTATGACCTGTCCTATTCATGGTGGAGATAATCCAACCGCATTAAATATTTATCATGAGGGAGATAATTATAGAGGTAATTGGAAATGCAGAACTCATGGGTGTGAAAAATTTTTCAAGGAGTCTATTTTAGGTTTTATTAGAGGAATAATTTCTAATAGAAAATATAAATGGGGTGAATCTGGAGATAAAACCGCATCTTTCTATGAAGCAATAAACTTTGCTGAAAAGTTTTTAGGAAATAGTATTGCAGAAATAAAAATTGATTATCAAACTGAAGATAAAAAATCTTTTACTAGAATTATAGAAAAGATACATAATAACAGTAATACTGATACTGTTCCTAGTTTAACTAGAGATGTTGTTCGTAGTCATTTAAAAATACCATCACAATATTACATAAATCGTGGGTATTCGTCAGATGTTCTGGTTAAATACGATGTTGGTCTATGCGACAGACCAAATAAAGAAATGTCTAATAGGGTCGTAGCGCCCGTATACGACATTACTGGGCAGTATGTTGTTGGATGTACTGGTCGTTCAATATTTGAAAAATGCGGCGAATGCAAATATCATCATGACCACAACCATTCGTGTCCTTCCAAAGAAGAAGGTTATAAATATAGCAAGTGGAAACATAGTAATGGATTTAAGTGTCAAAATCATTTATATAATTTATGGTTTTCAAAAGAATATATCAAAAAAGACCATATTGTAATTATAGTAGAGAGTCCTGGAAACGTATGGAGATTAGAGGAAAACGATATACATAACAGCGTAGCCATTTTTGGCTCTTCTATGAGCGACAGACAAAAACTACTATTAGATAGTTCTGGCGCTATGAAAATAGTAATTTTAACAGATAATGATGATGCTGGTAAGAAAGCAGCAGAAAACATTATTGAAAAATGTCAAAAAACCTATCAAATATATACGCCAACCATATCTAAATCTGATATTGGCGAAATGACAAGTGATGAAATCAACAAACAAATTAAAGAGTATTTAAAGAGTATAACATGACAAAAATTATTGCTTTCGCTGGCAGAAAACAGTCAGGCAAAACAACTTGTTCAGAATTTGTTGCCAATATAGTTACTGGTAACTTATTGGGAGATGTAAAAATATATAATTTTGCTGATCCACTAAAACAAGATATTTGTATAAATATACTAGGATTAACATATGATCAGTGTTATGGTTCTGATGAATCAAAAAATGAACTAGTAAACTGTTTTTGGGATAATAAACAATTAACGGCCAGAGAAGTTATGCAAATGGTTGGAACAGATATGTTTAGGGCGATGCAAACGAATGTATGGTCTAGTGCTACTGTCAGAAAAATACAGCAAGAAAAACCAACTGTCGCAATTATTGCTGATTGTAGATTTCCTAATGAAGTAGATGCAATAAAAGAAGTTGGAGGTCTTGTTATTAAATTAACTAGAAATCCATACAATTCTGATCATTTAAGTGAGATGGCTTTAGATGATAATAAATATAATCAGAATAATTTTGATCTTGTAGTTGATAATAGATATTTAAATATTGGAGAACAAAATAAAATAATATACAATTTTCTCACACAACATAAGGTGATATCATAATTATTACTTACTTTAGATCATCTAGTTATAATACGCACAATATGTGCGAACAGCAATATTTTTTCGAATATGTTTTAGGATGGAGGGGTCCGTCTAATAAAAAGGCGGATAAAGGAACGATAGTTCATAAAGTTTTAGAAATTCTAGCCGTTATACAACAAGGAGTTCAAAATGATGAAAAAACTGTTGAAGATGATATACTTGGTAATATTAATGTTAATAAATATAATTTAAATACTATTATAGAAAAAGTATATAATTATTATTCTAAACAATTTTCCCATCATACATGGGAAATTAAAGATTATAAAGATTGTCATAGCTGGGTATATAAGGCCATATCTCATAATGGAGGAATGTTTGATCCAAGAAATAGAATCATAGTGTGTCCAGAACAAAAGTTTGATATAGAAATTAAAAAACCATGGTCTAAATACTCTTTCAAATTAAAAGATGAAACTATTAGTGGTAATTTAGCAATTAAGGGAACGATAGATCTAATTACTAAAATAGATGATAATACATATGAAATTGTAGATTGGAAAACTGGTCGTAGATTAGATTGGGCCACAGGACAAGAAAAGACACAGGAAAAGCTAGAAAAAGATCCTCAGCTTAAAATTTATCATTATGCATTAAAGCAATTATATCCTCATATAGATAATGTTATTGTAACAATCTATTTTATTAATGATGGTGGTCCATACTCTATATGTTTTAATAATTCTGACCTAAAAAGCACAGAAAATATGCTAAAAGATAAATATGAAATTATTAAAAAAACCACCAAACCTAGACTCAATAAAACATGGATGTGCAATAAGCTATGTCATTTTGGTAAAACATCTTTTGAAAATACTCATATCCCAACCATTACTGAATACAGAGACAACCAAACAGTTGCTAAAAATAATATAATGACCAAATGTGAACAGATTAAACACGATATAGATGTTAAAGGAATGGATGTTGTTGTTGACGAATACACTTTTCCCGGTTATACTGTATCGGCATACAAAGCACCGGGCAGCGTTGAATAATTTTAAGAAAAGAAAGGAGACAAATAGATGGATATGACAAAGACTTATGTGCCTTTGCATGTCCATTCCTAACGACTCATTACTCGTTATTGGATGGATTGTCTAAACCACATCAAATCGCTAATAGGTGTCTAGAAATAGGTGCAACTTCTTGCGCATTAACAGATCATGGTTCTATTTCTGGAGCTATACAATTTTATTCTGAAATGAATAAAAAAGGAATTAAACCAATCTTAGGCTGTGAAATATATGTTTGTGATCAAGACGCATCTATAAAAACCAAAGAAAATGGTAAATTAAGTCATTTGCTAATACTAGCTAAAAATCTTAATGGATGGAAAGATTTGATAAAAGTTATTTCTATTTCTAATTATGGAGATAATTTTTATAAGAAACCAAGATTAGATCTAGATACTTTAGGATCAATCATTAGTAAAAATATGCTTTGTATCACTGGTCATCTAGGATCATCTTTAGCTAATACTATACTTGACAATGATCACATATCTTCAGATAGTCATAAGAATAGTAATAATCATCTAAATAAATTGATAGATGTTTTTGGTAGAGAAAATATATTTTTAGAATCTCAACTAATAGACCAAGAAAATTTACCTATTCAGGTACCACTAACTTCTTATATTAGGGATCTTGCTAAAAAATTTGGAATAAAAGTAATCTGTACTCCTGATGCTCATTATTGTAGAAAAGAGGATGCTGTTGATCAGAGAATTTTATTATGTAATAATTTAAAAACAACACTATCTGAAATTAACAGAAAATTAGATAATGATGATGATGTTGGTATGAGTTGCTTTTTTACATCTGATAATTTTCATATTCCTACTTTTGAAGAAATGAAAAGTCTTCATACAGAAGAAGAGATCCAGAACACATTATTCGCATCATCAATGTGTGAAGAGTATGATATTATGAGTAAGCCTATGCTTCCACCATTTGATTATCCAAAATCATATGATTCGGATGATGAATATGTTAGACAATTATGTAGAAACGGATGGAAACAAAAACTATCTGGCAATATAACTAAAGAGCAAGAAAATATTTATGCAGATAGAATAAAATATGAATTGGGTGTTTTACAAGGCGCCGGGTTATCAAGTTATTTTCTAATTGTTAACGATATTGTTAACTATGTAAAAGATAACAACTGGTTGCCGGGTCCGGGAAGAGGTAGTGCTGCTGGATGTTTAGTTTCTTATTTATTAGGAATAACATCTATAGATCCTATTAAATATAATCTTATGTTTGATAGATTTTATAATGCTGGTAGAAATACCAAGGATAGAATTAGTATGCCAGATATTGATATCGATGTGCCAATTAATAAAAGGGAAGATATTATAAATTATATAAAAAATAAATATGGTCACAAAAAAGTCTCACAAATGATTACTTTTAATACGATGAAAGGTCGTGGTGCATTAAAAGATGTTTTGAGAGCATATGGAAATGTATCTTTTGATGAGATGAATAAGATTACTAAATTTATACCGGACGAGGCTAAAATTGCTGATGAACTTCAAGAAATGAAAGAAGAATATGGAGAAGCATCAATAATACAGTGGGCATTAGAAAATAATAGTAAAGATCTAAAAGAATGGTGTTATATAGGAGAAAATGATTCCTTAGAAGGACCACTTGCCAAAAGATTTGAACAGGCTATTAGATTAGAAGGCACTAAATCTAATCAATCAAAACATGCTGCCGGAGTTGTTATAGCGTCTAATGATCTAGAAAATATTTGTCCTATGGTTTATGACACTAAAAATAAACAACCGATTGCTGGTATGGAAATGCAAGATTTAGAAAGTATTGGTATAATTAAGTTTGATGTATTGGGTGTAGCAATGTTAGATAAAATTATGGATATTTCTTCCACGCTAAAGATAGGAGATAGTTTATGAAATTTTATGAAATTCCATTAGATGTGAAGTTTAGAGTACTAGCAACAAATGAAGAATATAAAAAAATCAAAGAAGAGAGAATAACTTGTTGCAAAGTTAAGCATAATGCAATAAGGCTTAGTAATAATGAACATGTTGTGATCAAACCTATGGAACAAGTAGAGGTTATTAATTAATGGCTAACAAAAAAATATGCGTATTTGATTTTGAGACCGATGGTAAAAATCCACACGAATGTAGTCCAGTACAATTAGCGTGTGTTATGATTGATCCAATTAAATTAGAAATTATAAAAGATTCAGAATTTAATATTAATCTAAGACCAGAACTTTTAGAAAAAAATATAGATCATCAATATGATAATGATATACTAGATTTTCATGCTAAAGTCAAAGGATGCTCTCAATCAGATATTCTAGAGCTATGGAAAACTTATCCAAAGCAAGAACAATCATGGAAACAATTTACCAATTACTTGGATAAGTATCATTGTAGATCAACAAAGAAAAATGAATTTTCTGCACCAATTGCTGCCGGATACAATATACATAGGTTTGATCTTGTTATAGTTAATAGATTAAGCCAAAAATATAAAAATACAAATAAAGAAAATTATAGTAATATATTTTATCCAAGAGACGTTTTAGATATTATGAATTTAATTTTTTATTGGTTTGAAAATATAGATAAAATTAAGAGTTATTCATTAGATAATATTAGAGATTATCTAGGAATAGATAAATCTGGAGCACATGATGCGTTAAAGGATGTGAAGGACTGTGCTAATATTTTGATACGTTTTTTGAAATTACATCGTAATTTATCACCAAAAGTTAATTTTGAGAATTCATTTAAATGAAAAATATAAAATATTCTTGTGGTTGTCAGTTCGATAGAACCGATGATGGTGTTGAGTTTAATCCAGATATTAGCAAATTAAATTTATCGTGTTCAAAAACATGGAATTTAATTTCTGATGGTAATACTAAAGGATGTTTTCAATTAGAAAGCAGACTTGGTAAAACAATGGCAAAAAAACTCAAACCAACAAATATAGAGCAATTAGCAGCACTAATTAGCATCATGAGGCCCGGTTGTTTAGAAGCAATTAGAGATGGGAAAAGTGTTAGCAATCACTATATAGATAAAAAGAATGGTGAAGAATCAGTAGATTATTTTCACGATGCTCTTGAACCGATATTATCTAATACATACGGAGAGATGGTTTATCAAGAACAGGCTATGGAAATAGCTAAAGAATTAGCTGGTTTTGATTTGCAAGAAGCAGATATGTTAAGAAAAGCTATTGGTAAGAAAAAACCAGAAGAAATGTCTAAGCTTAAATCTAAATTTATAAATGGTTGTCTAGAAACCAAAATAATTAGTCAGAATCAAGCAGAAGAAATTTTTAACTGGATTGAAAAAAGCCAAAGATATTCTTTTAATAAAAGTCATGCTGTAAGTTATGCTATTAATGCATATTTATCTGCATATTGTAAGGCACATTTTCCAAGAATATTTTTTAATTCCTATCTTAGATTTGCTAAAGATAAAATTGATCCTCAAGCAGAAATTAAAGAGTTGATACAAAATGCTAATGAGATGAATGTAACTGTTAAACCTCCTGATTTTAGACTCCTGAATAAATATTTTATATTAAAAAACAAATCTATTTATTTTGGCTTAACAGACATAAAGGGTGTTGGAGATTCTGTATTTGATAAAATGACTAATTTAGTAGCTCAAAATAATATGGATTTAAATACCTCATCGTGGTATGATATATTAATTAAAATTCTACTAAAAATTAATAGCACAGCATCCAAAGCATTAATCTCTGTTGGTGCATTTGATCATTTTGGTAAATCTAGAAATAAATTAATTTTTGAATATACATTACTATCAGAATTAACAGACAAAGAATTACAATTTATATCAAATAATATTTGTGGTTCTCTATATGATATGTTTGTACTACTAATGAAAATGCCTAGACTATCAGTAAAACGTAAAGATATTATACAAAATCTTATGCAGACTATTAATAGACCGCCTTATAGTTTAGATGATACTATAGAGTGGTTATCTGATACAGAATATTCATTATTGGGATATTCAGTTACTTGTTCAAAAATAGATATGTATGATATCAATATGACTAATTGTAGTTGTAGAGACTTCAAAAGTCCTACTGTTAATAATGCAATATTAGCATGTGAAATAGAAAATATCAATATTGTAAAAACAAAGAGTGGAGCTAAACCGGGAGCAGAAATGTCTTTTATTACTGGTTCTGATAATACTGGTTGTTTGGATTCAATAATCTTTTTTCCAGACCAATATGCTAAATATAAAAATGCTTTGTTTGTTGGTAATGTTGTTATACTGTCGGGAAACAAAAGTAAAACAAAAGATGGATTGATAGTTGATAAGTTGTATCTACCGAAAGCTTGACAAAACCCAGGTTTTCGGTACAATAAGGTTGTTGGTTTTGGTACTTTAAACAAGGAGATTTGTAAAATGAATATTGTTATACTTAGAGGCAATTTGACTCGTGATCCAGAACTAAGAGTTATTAATAACGGAGAAAAACAAACATCTGTTGTTAATTTTACAGTAGCAACTTCACGAGAGTTTACTAGGGCAAATGGTACAAAGGATAAGATTACATCTTTTATACCTTGCGAAGCATGGGATAGTGGAGCAGAGACCATACATTCATCTTTTAAGAAGGGTGATTTGGTTCTTGTTGAGGGTTCTTTAAGAAACGATACCTGGGAGAAGGACGGCGTTAAGCATAATTCTCTAAAGATCAGAGTTAATAACTTTTCTAAAATCACAAAGTTGAAGAAAAGATCAGAAGAAGAAACTAAGCAATTAGAAAACGTTGCATTCTGAATATAACGACAGGATTCTCTAGTATATGAATCGTAAAAAAAGAATTTTGATGTGTGCCGAATCACACTCTATTAATTCCGGATTTGGTTTGTATACTAGAGAAATCCTAAGTCGTTTATATCAAACAAATAAATATGAATTAGCTGAGTTAAGTTGTTATAATACTGGTCAATCGCCACGAAATGTTCCATGGAAAGTTTATCCAAACGCAGTAGATAAAAATCATAAAGATCATACCACATATTCTGCTAATGCCATAAATGCTTTTGGACAATGGAGATTTGATAAAACTGTTTTAGATTTTCGTCCAGATATTGTTTTCGATATTAGAGATTTTTGGATGATGTCATTTCAAGAAATATCTCCGCTACGCAAATACTATAACTGGGTTGTTGCACCAACAGTTGATAGTTTACCTCAAAAAAATGCGTGGTTACAGGTTTTTAAAAATGCCGATATGGTGTTAGCCCATACAGATTGGGCTGTACAATATTTAGCAGATAGTAACAGAAATATTACTGTTGGACCATCTGTTGCTGATTCTGTGGATACCAATAGATTTTGTCCAATTAATTATGGTCTATCTTTTCACAGAGCAAAGATGTTATGCCCACAAGGTTTTATTATCGGTTCTGTGATGAGAAACCAAAAAAGAAAACTTATTCCAAATCTTATGGATGTTGTTAAGAAATTAATTCTTTATACTAGAAATTCTAATATTTATTTGTATTTGCATACTAGCTATCCAGAAAATGCTGGATGGGATATTCCGGATTTATTACAAGAATATGATATGCATAATAATACGTTATTTTCATATATCTGTAAAAAATGTAGAAAAGTATTTGTATCTAAATTTCAAGGACCAAAAAGAAGTTGTCCATTCTGTGAAACTATTAATAGTTGCATAATACCAAATGTTATCGATGGACTATCTGATCAACAAATGGTTGATGTATATAATTTGTTTGATATATATGTTCAATATGCTATATGTGAAGGATTAGGTATTCCACAGTTAGAAGCAGCATCATGTGGTATTCCATTATGTTCTGTTGACTATAGTGCTATGTCAGAGGTTACATCTAAGTTGGAGGCATACAAGATTTCGTATGCTCTATTTAAAGAATTAGAAACCGGTGCTATGAGAGCAATTCCTAATGATAGCGAATTATTACAAACTCTATATAGATTTTATGAATTAGATGATAAAACCAAAGATAAAATTAAACAAAATATAAGATCAAAAATTATAGAACATTATAGTTGGGATAAAACAGCTTCAACAATAGAAACAGTATTTGATAAAATTGAACCTAAAAACAATTGGGATGATCCATTAGTCATGTATCCAGAGAAAAAGGTTCCAAATAATTTATCTAATAGAAATTTTATTAAATTTTTAGTTTATGATATCATTAATGATCCATATTTATGGCAGACAAATTTTATTCAAGAAATAATTAAAAACTTAGACGATGGTTATGAAATCAGAAATAATGTTATGAATGTTTATACTAAAGAAAATGCTGTAAAAACATTAGAAACTTATATGAATAACAAAAATTATTTCGAAAAGATTCGATCAGGAGAAGTACAGCTTAACGATGATTTTATAAACTATGCCAATCAATAAACATAGAATATTATATATTGGTCCATATAGAGAATTTAGTGGAGCAGGACAAAGCGCTAGGAATTATATTCGTGCATTGTATCATGCTGGTCACGATATTTGTATAGCACCAATATTCACAACAGGTGATATTTATCCAGAAAATGAGATATCTTCAGAGATTCTACCGTTAGAAAATAACTATTTAAAAAAATACGATATTCTTATTCAGCATTGTCATCCTTTCGATTATATACAAGATTCTAGATTTGATCTGAATATCGGACTCTTTCAATTTAATACCCAAAATTTACATAAGATATTACGATCAAGATTTAATCTAGTAGATAGGATTATAGTTAATTCTAAACTTAATCATAGAGTATTAAATGATATCGTATTGAACAGCGATACCAAAGTGAAATATGTGCCAGAATTGATTGATCTATCCCTAAAAGATAATTCATATCAAAAATATGATTGGTTGCAAAAAAAAGATCCATATGTTTTTTATGGGATAGGTGACTTTATACATCGTAAAAATTTTATATCATTAATATCTGCATATATTCATACTTTTCGTAAAGACGATAATGTTCAATTAATTGTTAAAACCAAGCCACATCATCTTCATAATAATCATGAAATTTTATGCAAAGAAATAGATTATGAGGTTAGTAGAATTTATGATGCAAATAAAATATCTAAAGAATCCGCACCAGATATCAAGATGATGATAGGTAAGTTTGAATATTATCAGCTTCTTAAATTGCACTATAATGGAAATTGTTTTGTAGATGTGTCTATGGGTGAAAATTTTGGATATTCTGTTCTAGAATCTGCATTATTTAATAATGATATTATTGTTAACAAGCATATTGGATCGTCAGAAATAGTGGGCTCATCTTATACTGTCAATGCTAATATTTGTAATGTTTATGATCCATATACTAAAAGTTTTATTGATAATACTATTGATCACAAATGGATGAGTGTTGACTATGAGGATTTATGCTATAAAATGAAATTAGCTTGGCTAAATAGATATAATACTAATAATCAATATGATTTAGATCAATTCTCATACAGCAGAGTTAATGAATTAATATGTTAATATCATCTATTATAAAAAGATATACCAATACATACGACACTCCACTTAATGTTATTATGGGATCGTGCGAAAATAAGTCTTTTGATTTTTTTCTAAGAAAATTTGTGATAGGCGATGGTAATTTATTATCTTTTGAGGATTCATTATTTGGTCACTTATCTCTAGATTTAATCATTTGTAATAATAAGATCACACAATTAGAAAAGTGTATGGATTTGGCATATTTTTTTCACTGTCCTGTTTTAGTCATAGACCATGAAACAAAACCATCTTTTTTAAGTCAGGATATTATATCTTTCCAATCCAACTCTATATTTCTAATAGCAATTAATAACGAGATATATAATTCTTGGAACAGAATGCATAATTTAGTATTACATTTTAATCATAAAGATAATGAGAATATCGAAAAATGGAAAAATCTTTTGTATCAAATTACTAAAATTCCGTTTAACATGAAAGATAAAAAGCCTTATGAAATCCCAAAAGAACAACAAGAATAAAATTTTTATATCCTTATTCGATACTTCTAATGTTCCAACAGGATACGAATTAGTCTTATATGAAGATGTAAATACTATTCCAGAAAAAAGTATCCAAGAAATATTTATAACAGATTTACTAGATTATCACAAAGATAATGAAATCAATACAATTATACAAAATATTTCATCAAAATTGATTCATACTGGAAAATTACACGTTCAATCTATAGATCTAGAACAGTTTTGTATTTATATGGTTAATAGAGTAATTAGTATAGATAGTAAATATTTATTATTTGGTGGTAAGACTAACATACATACTCTATCTTCTATAGGATCAATAATTTTAAATGCTCAAAAAGAATTTAGGTGTTTATCCAGAAAATATATTAATGGTTTTGAATATTATCTAGAATTAGAACTTAAATAATGAGAAATAATATATCAATTATACTATTATGTACATTACCTGATCCTGGTATTAAATCACTAGGATCAAAATGTTTAATAAATATTAATAAAAAACCATTATTGCATCATCAAATAGAAACTATACAGAATTATTTTCATGGTAAAAATTATGAGATTATTTTGTCATTATACTTTGATGCTAATAAGGTGGCAAAATCAATCGAACATAACAAGCATGTTAAGATTATTAAGCATAATTATAGTGTGACAAATCAAAATATTAATTTTGGAGGAGCACTAGTTAGTTGTTTAAATCATACATTTTATGATGATATATTGTTTATAAATTATGGGTGTGTTTATAATAAAAATGTTCTTAAAAAAATATGTCATAATACTCATAATGATAATTTAGTAGGAGTATTAAAATCTAAATATATAGATAATATTAATCTTGGCTGCTATGTTAATGACTCTTATATTAATAATATATTTTTCGATTTAACAGATATCAAATATTCCGATATGGTTTATTTGAA